GGCCTACTGGCCTCCACCGTAGTAAAACTTAGGAGATTAGTTATTAATTAACCAACTAAGCTTACGCAGGAAACGGTTCAAGGATTCAAAATCAGATCCAAGGACCGAGATCGTACCACTGTGAGACAAAGCTGCGTGTTAAACGCAGTCTTGTTCGGCCTCTTAGAGGGACAGTATTCCGTTCCTCTTGAGTAGATGGAACCCATAATCGGGAAAACAAAACACCGATTCTATCCGACTGGTAAGTTTTACTTACTGACATTACGTTGTTAACAAAGAACCCCTCGACCCATAAGGTTTTGGGGTTCGATTTACAACGTACCGGAAGGGCAATGTCGAAATTCTCGATAATGCCTCCATCACCTAAAGTCTCGGGTATGAAGAAACAAAGTCTCTTCGGAACCAAAGACACAAGTGATGCGAAAACAGATCGGAATCTTGCATCACAGGCGAACTTATTCATGCGCCTATGAGCAAAACGACGAACTGCATTCGCTAGCCGAAAAACGGATGTCACGTCAGAAAGACTATCTTTAAGATAGACAGGCTTAACATCGACTCCTGACACAAAATGCGCTCCGCAGCTCTCTCTAAAGCAAGAAGAAAATTGACTTTTCTTTAAGTTCATCGAGAAGCCGAAGTAGCTACTTGCGGCAGAAAAGAGATCAAGGCACTTTACGGGGATAATAACATCATCCCCGTAAACAGACACGAAATTCTCACTCGCGCTGAGTGAAGACTCGTGTAAGTATTCTACGACACATCTCGCGATGGCGTAGAATAGAAGAGACTCTAACTGAAATGTGAAGCCGTTTCCCATAGAGGAAAACTTCTCCCATTCGATTAAAGACTCGCCTTGTTGACCGAATCGAGATCGAGCACTATCAAGTAAATGAAACCATCGAGGAGGAAGTAATTCCTTGACGACTTCATACGAGATAGAGTCCGAGGCAGAAGAAAAATCAATAGTGGCATGTACCAAATCTTTCGATGCGGTATACGCCATGTTTTGATTAATCGACTGTCTCGACAAATCGACCCCGACCCGAAGTAAGCGTTTCTGTATCATCGATCCAATAGCTTTTTGAAACCAGAGATTAATCCCTGGTTCTATAGCTATGACTCGATTAGCAGTCGCATCCTTCGGAACAGTGACCACCTTGTTCCCCACTTGAAAGCAAGGATAACCGCTCTCAAGTAGATGCCTGTACCAGCTGGGATAAGCTCCAGCGATACAGCTATCGGGAATTAAGGCGTACAGATCACGTGTTATCCCAACTTCACGTTGGAATTTATTGGCTGAACTGGCGTCGACTGACTTTATTAGAGTCGTGGCACCAGGACCCCAATTAGCGGATGCGAAAATTTCTTCAACAGAATAATCGCCAAGGATCCAAGCAACTTTTCGCTTAACTTCATTATGAAGCCAAACGATCGGTCCCGTATAAAGGGGATCGACTACTGGGTTCCTAAAACGAGAATTAGTCTGCTTACACAAAAATTCGAATTTCTCAAATTTTTGTAATGCAACCGCATCCAAGTCATAGTTAAGGGTCAAACCCTTAAATTTTGACAAGAATTTGGTCGCAGCGTAAGCATCACCTAAATCGACTGCCGTAAGGTAGTCGAGCGGATCGAACTCAAGGTTAGCTAACTGTTCATGCTCTCCAGAAATGAAGAGCAGATAAACAGTTAGCGCCCGAGGACAATCCAAAGCGTGAAGAAAATCCGCAACCACATCGGAGGTTACCTCTGATGTGACACGGTAGGAACGAGCTTCTTTAAGATAGCTCGAACTACGCTTTGCAAAAGACATAGTGGTCTCCAAGTTCTTCTAATCCGAAGGTCCGTTATTTAATACGGACCATCAAAATTAGACACCGCCGCAATGAGCGGAGTCCCCGTTGCATCTGTGGGGGCACCGTCCGAAGCGTTGATGGTTGTCGCGAAGAGGGAACGAACATGGCTGAGTAGTGCAACACGCTCAGCATTGGTCGACCGTTCCGGCAACATGAACTCCATGACACAAAGACACTGATAAGCCAACGTGGGCCCCGGCGTGATGCCGTTGTACGCGTTGCCAACAGTCTCGAGCGTCGGGAGACCGACTTTTGCCGTAACACGGTAGATTCGTGACGCCTTGGTAGGCGGACGAACCGACAGTGAAACGAAGGGATAACCGACAGCAATTCCTGCTGCACGGTCAACCCAACGTGCGACACCAGGGGCGATAAAACCCTCGGGGTCAAACGTCTTGTCCACTCCGACAGTCGTCGACGTAGTCGTATCGACGGTGCCGATAATGGACGAGGTTTTTATGGAGGCGATAGCTCCCATAGTATTTATACTCCTGAAGAGATTTCCAAATAGCAAAAATTGCTAACTGGTGATCAACGGTTCTCGACTTACAGGATCATTTAAATGCCGCAGTCATAAGAGCCAGAGCATTAGCTGCATGAGTGACACTAACTCCACTCTTGAGAGACGGTAAACGCAGTCGCGGGAAGCTTATAAGCGTCACGCGATTATGCCTTATCGAATCCCTAGTGTAGTAAGCGCTCTCATCAATCTTTTGCCCGGTCGTGAATACGACACCCTGCAAGTTCACGTTGATGGTAACGTATTGCTTCATAAACTCGGTTTTGGTACCTCCCATAAAGGCCAACCCATCCCACGCTGAAAGCGCGGAAAGGTAAGGGCCGATAGGAAGAAACCAATCGACAACGAAGCTATACGGGAGAATTTCCCATCCGAGATTTATGGGATTTGTAAAACCGGTCTGCGCGGCGAATGCTTTCAGATGATCGTCCACTTTGTAACGCATCTTGAGTTTAACTGCATATTGTGTGAGGACCTCTCGGTCACACACAATAGGCGCGTACTCTCCTGCGGTCCTCTTTGGGCGGTCACTTACTACCACAAGCCGTTGAGCAGACCCGCGTACCTCCTTAACCGATGTATCCGCTACCATAAGTTTGGCAGTAGAACGCATCGCCCCTTCAATGTCTTGTAACAAAGGCTTCCACCCGTACTGGAGCTCAAGCCAATTACTGGCAAGAGTCTTCTGGTGATCGAGTGTACGCCTAGGAACATGACCTCTACGGGGTTTCCCTTCAGTCAAAAACCGTATCGCTTTGGAAAAATTGCCTCGTTTTAAGGCAGAGATCGAACCAGCTATCCTAGTCGCCGTATTGGCGATAAGACGGGTGGTCTGACCAAACTGCGCAAAATCCTGAGCAAGATTTCCCGAGATTTCACTCTCGGCAGATGCGATTAATTGATTGACGGCTTTGTTATAGGTGATGTCATCAGAAACTGATGGCACCGTAGGTATAACTGCGCCCCACGTATTCCCGGTACGATTCCACACATTGGTACAAGTCTGGACCAGTCCAAATTGGGGTGAATTCCAATAAGGACCCAGATAGTCCCACTTGTGTGAGTAGTCACGAGAATCCTTAGTTTGAACCTCGAGGAGGCTGTACGGATTTTCCGGCAGCTTTCCCCTCTTAAGAGATCGAAAATTCGGCGTCCTAACACCGGTGTAATACCTTTCATAATCCCAATACGATTGCCCCGGATTAGCAAAAACCGGGGCCGTATAGGTATGATTGGTAGCATCAATGTGCTCATTAGTTGTTGAATGAACAACGTATGAGGTATGGGTCACCGAAGTCGGTCTAAGAGGTGAACGAGAGAACGAACCAAAGGTGTAGCGCAGTTTCTTACGAGAAGATTTCTTCTTGTAAGCCGCGTGGGCTCTATCAAGCTTTCGCACGATAGAACCTTTGGGTCCAGTCAAGTTGACTTTCAATAACCGAACGTAAAGGATACCAGATTTTCTGGTCCAAACGTAAGGCCAAGGAAGCCGTATTCGCTTGACAAAGACACCCTGCCCCCGAACGGAACGACGAAGGATTGCAAATACACGCACATTCATCATAGAAGTGGCAGCGAACAAAGAATCAGTGATCGTAAATTCCTTAACGGGAATTTCCGACCCATAATACTTTGTCCATTTGCCAATTTCAATGACTGCTTGGGCAGTATCTACACCCTTCACGGTTCTTTGAGGAGGAAAGGCACTAGCACAAACGCTAGCCCAATAGGTATCGCCAACAGTTTTACCCATCACTATCACCTATGTTCTTGGGAGCTCGAAAGCCCTCAGGAACGACAAAATTGCTTGGGGGTTTAAAACCCTTACGCAAAATTGCTTTAGGAGGAGCGACGAAGTAACCCCTCTCAGCGATGCTGAGCACCTCTACTGTTACAAGGAAGAGAGAAGCTAAGAGAAACCCCAGGATCAATGCCGCGAAAAAGGCGAATAGGTAAAAATACCTGTTCTCCCGAATCAAAGTCATCAGTTCCTTAAGATCTCTCATGCTTAATTTTCTCCAATGTAATTAGTTACTCATCTTCAAGGATATCATACAGCTTATCGAGAGTATATTCAAGATCCTTAATCGACCGAGTGGAAAGATCCACGCCGGCGAGAAAAGGAGAATGATCAAGGCCAGGAAGACTAATCTGGCGTTGTCTGATCTCAACGAGACGCTTACGCGCCTCGCAGATTTCAGCTATAAGCTCGAATCGGTCCATAAGATCTCCAAAAAGATAAGATGAGGTGTACATAACCGAAAGGTTATGTAAACTGCCCCGGGAAACCGG